TAGCAGTCCGTCGTCTTTTAGTGGAGACGGAGACAACTTAGTTGTTGGTACAACTAGCGGCAATAACGGTATTAGCATTATCAGCGCTACTGATGGAAGTGGAAACCTTTACTTTGGTGATACCGCAACAACTGGAGGCGGCTCAAGACGTGGACAACTAGTTTACGACCATGCTACTGACTCTATGCGCTTTGCTACAGCAGTAACAGAACGCATGCGTATCGACTCTAGCGGCACCTTAAATTTAGGCACAACACTAAATGTTTTTGGTGGTGCGGACAGGTACGGGTATAACTTTTATGCTAATGGTCAATCGAATCAAAGCATAGACGGTACTGGCGCCGCCGTAGCGCAATATATTAACCGTGAAAATGCTGACGGGCCTTTTACAGAATATTATAAAGATCGCGTTAAAGTCGGTAGTATTGGTGCTGTTGCTGGTAGATTATTTATCGGTAACGACGATACCTTTTTAACCTTCAAAGGCTCAACTGACACGATATATCCAGCCAGTAGTTCTGGTGGTGGTAGAGACGCCGCTATTGACTTAGGTGACTCAGGAACACGCTTCAAAGACCTTTACCTGTCAGGCAGAGTAGCGGCAGGAGCAGGGTCATTAGGCACTCCAACGTTCCACTGCTCAGGTGACACCAATACAGGCATTAATTTACCTGAGTCAGATAGAATCCAATTTATTACAGGCGGCTCAGAAAGAGCAAGACTAGATGCTTCTGGCAACTTGTTGGTTGGGACTACTGATTCAGACCCTAGCAATAATAGTGCTAACTCTTCAGCAGATAATGGAATTGCATCACTAGCTTCAGGTGAATTTGTAAGTGCGGCCTACAAAGCAACAGCCAACACAGGTTCTGTTGGTTACTTTAATAGAACAGGTACAGACGGTGCCGTTTTAGAATTCCGTAAAAGTGGCACCACAGTCGGTAGTATTCAATCTCGTGCTGGTGTTGTTACTACTATGGTATTTGACCCACGTAGCAACGGCTCAGGAATTACTGGCACAACAAACGGCTTGTTACCAACAAATCAAGCAGGTACTCCAACTAACGACTATGTTGATTTAGGCTCTGACACTAACAAATTCAAAAGTCTCCACCTTTCAGGCATCATTTATGGTGTACAACAAACTCTTACTCGTGATAGTGGTGCGCCTTTAGAGCTTAATAGAACAACTAACGATGGCGAACTAGTCTATTTTAAGCAAGGAGGTATTGTTAGAGGCTCTATTTCTATTAGCGGCTCAACTACTTCTTACAATACTACTTCTGATTATCGTCTAAAAGAAAACGTAGTAGCAATGTCAGGCGCTACAGAAAGACTCAAGCAACTTAACCCTTCTCGCTTTAATTTTATTGGCGATACTGACACTACTGTTGATGGTTTCTTGGCACACGAAGTTGCAGATGTTGTGCCAGAAGCAATTACAGGCGCTAAAGATGCTGTAGATGATGAGGGTAATGCAGTGTACCAAGGCATTGACCAAAGCAAACTTGTGCCGCTACTTGTGGCAACAATCCAAGAACTTGAGGCACGTATTGCCGCACTTGAATCTAACTAAGGAGTTAAACTAATGGCTACATGGACTATAGCTAACCTTGAGCGTAACGTGGCAGACGGCGGTGTAACCGTTGCACATTGGCGTGTTACTGAATCTGAAACTGTTGGTGAAGACACATTCACTGCTTCTGCATACGGCACTGTAGGCTTTACACCTGATCCTGATGCTGATGGCTTTGTTGCTTACGATGACCTGACAGAAGACGACGTGATGCTATGGGTATGGGCTGACGTTGACCAAGACGCAACCGAGGCGGCGCTGACTGCTAAGATTGAAGCGGACAAGAACCCCGTATCTGCTAGTGGAGTGCCTTGGTAATGGACTTGTCTATTGTCACAGATATTGCGAATATAGCCACGGCGGTCATCGCGACTGCCTCTATAATCGCGGCCCTCACCCCAACGCCTAAAGACGACGTTTGGATTGCTAAGTTGTACAAGGTGCTGGAGGTGTTAGCCGTAAACATCGGCAAAGCAAAACAGTAAGGAGAAAACTGACATGGGTAAAGACGAAAAAACCCCCATCACAGTAAACGCCAAAGAGTACTTCATTGAAGACATGACCGACGAACAGGTCACGTGCATCAATCACATCAAAGACCTAGATCGCAAGCTGTCCAGCGCAAGGTTCAACGTAGACCAGTTATCCGTTGGTCGCGATGCGTTTGTTAATATGCTTGCAAGTTCCTTAGAGCAAGAGCCAGACGAGTGATATAATAGACCCCCATAGGACTTTACTTTTCTTATGGGGGAATGGCGGTGGATTTGGCAGAGAAGGCACTTGAGAAATTAGCGCATCACGAACAACTCTGCGAGGAACGGCTCAGACGTCTTGATGAGAAAATAGACGCGGCACACAAAGATATCGCCAGCAACAGAACAGCGGTTTTTGCTTTGTATCCTTTTATTTTTGGGGCCGTGGTATTTGCTCAATGGCTAAAGTAAAGCCATGGACATAAACGACTCTACTGATATCACGATACCCATACGCAACCTACTAGCGATGGTTGCCGCCACGTCTATTGCGACGATGGCTTACTTCAGCATACAAGAGCGCCTTAACACCATAGAACATTCGCTCGACAAGTCTCAAATGGAGATAGAGCGCAATACTGAGTTCAGAATCCTTTGGCCTCGTGGTGAGATGGGTGCGCTACCAGATGACGCTCGGCAAGACATGTTGATTGAAGGCGTACAGATGGACGTGCAGGATTTACGCCAAATGCAAAAAGAGGTTCACGAGCTTACGATTAGAATCGGCACAATAGAATCGTTGTATTCAACGGAGCAAGAGTAATGTATCAATTTCATACTGACCATCCTACGCCGAACGTCTACCTCGACGTAGCGCGTGGCGCTATTTCTAACTCAAAGATAGTCCATAAGTTTGGCGCTAACTTTGATATCGACCAAATCACTACACCAGAAACTGTGTGGACTGCGGGCGGTGTGTATCCGTGGTCAGCTTTGGCGACAGCACAGACTATCTACTGCATCAGTACCAGTGCCAGCGATACAGCTACGCTGACGGTTGAGGGCTTAGACGCTAACTACGACGAGCAGACAGAAACGGTCACGCTGACAGGAACAACAGCAGTTGCGACTAGCAATACGTTCATCCGCGTATTTCGCATGACTTATGAAGACGGTGCGAACCTAGGCACTATCACAGCGCGCGTCACGAGCGGCACAGGAACCGTTGTGGCGCAGATAGACATAGGCTACGCACAAACACTTATGTCTGTGTACACCGTCCCTGCGGGCCATACAGCGTACATGGTAACGACTGACTGCACGATCGACTCGCGCAAAGACTGCCAGATACTTATGTACCATCGACTTTTTGGCAAGCCATTCAGGATAGCTCACGTAGCAGAGGCGACAGGCCACTATCGGTATGACTTTTATGCGCCACTCCGCGTCCCTGAAAAAACCGACATCGACATTCGCGTCGATAACGTCAGCGGCAACGACTCGCGCGTGACAGCCAACTTTGACCTCGTACTTATCAGGGACTAAATCATGTGGCAGACACTAATTGGCCCCGTAGTAAATCTAGTGGGAGGACACTTTGAGAGAAAGTCTGAGGAGAAGCGCGCGGTACATGAGCGCAAGATGGAAGCGATTAAGCAGGACGCGAACTGGGAGAATATCCACGCAAGCAATGCGGCTAATAGCTGGCGCGATGAGTTTTTCTCTATTCTTTTCAGTATTCCTCTTGTGCTTTGTTTTATTCCACCTCTCGTCCCTTATGTTCGTGACGGTTTCGAAGTGCTGGAAACCATGCCAGAATATTACCGAATGCTCTTGGGCGCACTTGTCGCGTCAAGCGTCGGCATTCGTGGCCTTACTAAATGGAAAAACTGATGTATAAGCACTTTGATATCTCCGAGTTTCGCTGTAGAGAGACAGGCGAGAATGACATGAAAGAAGAGTTCATCCACATGCTGGACGAGCTACGTGAGCGTTGCGGGTTTAGCTTTGTTATCACGTCTGGCTATCGCTCTAAAAGCCACACGGCAGAGCGAAGCAAAGAGAAGGGCGGCACTCATACCCAAGGCATTGCCGCAGACATTGCTGTAAACAATGGCTTTGAAAGGATGAACTTAGTACACGAAGCCTTGAAGATGGGCTTTGGCGGGATAGGCGTAGCGCGTACATTCGTGCATGTCGATATGCGAGCAACTACGCCTGTGATGTGGACTTACGGCTGAACCTTTAGAAACTCGCTGACCCTACCCTCGAACTGACTAGCCCGCTCGTTGAACGCTACAAGGTCACGCATGTATAGCTGATAAGGCAAGACGCCTACATGCTGTGCCATGCTAATGACCTGTTGCCAGTCATCGTCCGAACAGTTGACCAACGCACTGCGGGCAACCCTATCCCAAATGCGCACCCTGCGGGTATCGAACTCAACCACCCTTTCTCTTTCTCTGAATCTCCTCATGTCATACCTCCTCTAAGCTGACACACACAGCCTGCATCACTTTAACTATAAAAGCAAATTATTTATCGAAGTGGGGTTGTACGTTGCCCATAATGGTGTATTCTATAGGTGTTCCATGTGGAACTTTGAAGGGAGAAAACCATGCAAATTGCTATCAAAATAAGCAAGCAAGTGGATGACTGGGACGAGTTCGTAGATGAGTTAGAAAGCATCGAGCGCTCCGCAGTTGCAGACGACTACGACGAAAAGGCCAAGGTTGTCACACTGCTTGTTGACCGTGAATCAATCGACGATTACTACCATCCCGTAGGCGGTCGTTATCCGATTGAGTTTGAGGGTCGCACAGAGTGGGTCGAAGAGGTCGGCGTCTGTGTGCATTCATGTAAGTGGCACGACCACAACATCATCAACGCAGAGCAAGTCTGCAAAGAACTGGAGGGGTTGTTTTATGTCGAGTAACAAATTTATCGAGCCTAAGCTGATTAAGCCTGAGCTAATTCACGAGATGGATATGCTGGTTGATCAGTTGCGTGATTTAACATCGCTACAGCCAAAGACCACTCAGGACGCACAGATGGATGCGCGTTTAGCCGACTTCCTCGAGCTTGCTGAGCAAGATTTTATTCGCGGCTGGACTGACTGGGAGGAAGGTATCCAGCACAAGAAGGGGCAGTCGGAGGCGTACAACGCTGGCTATGCTGACTGCTACGAGTACGAAAACAGAGGAGGCAGATAATGACTGATGGCGTAGTTAAGATTCACGGCAAAGAGTACAAGACGGTTGCAAAGCGCGTGGCCGACTTCCGTGACAAGTACCCTAATCACACTTTAGTCACTGAGCTTGTATCGGCAGACGACGAGCGAGTGGTTATGGTTTCCAAGGTATACGACGTAGACAACCGCCTAGTGTCCACAGGATGGGCAGAAGAGCGCAGAGACGCTTCTAGGCTACACACTACCTCAAGCCTAGAAATATGTGAGACATCAGCTTGCGGCAGGGCCGTCAGTTTGCTTCACCGCGACTTGATGGGGACAGAAATAGCCAGTGCTGATGAGGTCGCAAACGCTATCACACAGCAGAACGACGGCGAGTTTTTGGAGTTCATGGCAACAGTACGCGACAACTTTGATTGGGTCATGTATGCAAAAGAAGCAATCGCCAACGAAGACTGGCAATCACTAGCGGGCATCTGGAGTGACATTGACCACGAGACGATGGCTACATTGTTCAGAGCGCCGACTAAGGGCGGCATTTTTACCACCGAAGAACGTGCGGCTTGCAAAGGCAATGACGCATTTAATCAAGCAAGAAAGGAGTTAGCAAATGGAGTATGACAACAGCAACCGAGGCGTCCTGTTTAAGAACGACCGCAAGGAAAAGGAAACGCATCCTGACTACAAGGGTAGCTATACCGACGGTAGTGGTGCGGAATTTTGGCTGTCAGCGTGGCTGAAGAAAGACAAGAACGGCAACACGTTTATGTCTCTCAGCACAACTGCAAAGGACGATGCCCACAACAAGGGCATGCAACAGGCCAAGCAGTCACTGGCGCCAAGTGTGGAGTTCGAAGATGACCTCCCCTTCTGATGTAGGTAAGGCGCTCAAGAAAGCGCAGGCGCTCGCAGGTGTCAGCAATGACGAACTTGCAAGGGAGTTCGGTGTAACGCCTGTACAGGTATGCCGCTGGCGGCACAAAGACGACATGAAGTTCAGTCGTGTAGTGCAGTTGGCTAGTCGGCTCAATATGACGCTCGACGAGTTCGAGAGGTTAGGGAGGTAAACGATGATGCCTTATCCGTTTGATTGTCCTGTTTGTGATGCGCGTTATTGGGAAGAGGACAGTGTTGTTTATGACGAGCGGTATGATGACAGCGTTTGCTTTCGTTGTGCTGAAGAGCCAGAGGAGGTTTGAGTTATGTCAGACCCAAAATACCCTGTAGTCGATGGCAAAATGCACCACGTAAGTGGCTACCAGTTGCCAGATGACGAGCCAATCATGGTGTTCAGAGGCAAGGATATTGGTTCACTGATGGCTATTTGCGAATACGTTGAGATGCTTGAGGAGCAACCCCAAAACAAGGTTATCGTCAGTCATCGCATCAGCTCACTAGAGCGGCTGTTAGCGTTTTACAACTACCAAATGCGCAATCCCGATTTGCAGAGTGTAGGCTGTTCACGCAGAGCGCATCAGGGCGGCTCCGCTTTTTTGCATCGCGCGCGTCGAGTTTTAGAACTCAACGAGCCGTTTTTAGAAGAGCATGGCGATCTTGAATAGGCAAAAAAAAGCCCCGTTGAGGAAACGGGGCCAAACCACTTGCGGAAGGGTTAGCGCATGTGGCATCCTTAGTTTGCACGCTAAAGGATAGGGAAATTGTACAGCAATCTAGCTGTCTGTACAGTTTCGAATGACACTTACTGTATTCAAACATACACAAAGTGTATTGATTCCTACCTATCCTTTTTTATGTGTGCCTAGTCGAGCCTAGTTAAATAGTGCTGTCTCAGGTGCAGTCGCTCAAGAAAGCCGAATCATTCCTACGACCTTTAGAGGCGGGGACGAACAGTGGTTATGTTGCCATGTAGTAAGGGCGCGGTCTGGCAGAGCCGTTAATTATCTGCACTGATACTGTAGGGATGATGGACTAGCTAGGATACTTGTATAGGGCAACAACCGCCTCTAATGATTCCTATTGTCTAAAAAAAGGAGAAGGGTAATGATTTGCAAAGACGGCACAGACTGGCAACCTACAGATGAACAGATACTAAGCTGGCAACACGCTTATCCCGAGGTCGATGTATTTGCAGAGCTAAACGTAATGACCGTATGGCTCGACTCTAACGATCCTAAGCGTAAGACAGAGCGTGGGATGCCTCGCTTCGTCAACTCATGGTTAGCTAGAGCTAATCAGAAAGGCGGTAGCCCCTTCGCTCAAAAAGAGTATGAGCAGAGCGGCAGAAAGCCTATGAAGCAGTGGACTCAACTCGATGACTTGACCCACGACTTCATGAAGAGCGAACGCTTTAGACAATCATGCCTTGAGAAGTACGGGCAATACGTGACCTTTGAGGGTGAGAGGGTAACGCGATGAAATTCAAACTCAGTCGAAAAGACTTATTGACTGCTGAGTGTATGGGTGCAGATACAGTTGCTCTATGCGAAAAGCTCATGGGATTTAAGCCACGTTTAGAAAATGAAAAGCAAAGCAGAGTCGAAGCCAATATTTTAGGCTACAAAGCGGAAATAGCTGTAGCTCGTCTGCTAGACATTGACTTGCCCACTGTCAACGTTATGACTGATGGCGGTGTAGACCTATGGTTTGATGACGTATCTATTGACGTGAAATTCACTAACAAAGAATACGGCCCGTTAATTTTTGACAACATGAGTAAGTTTAAAGCTGATGTTGCGGTATTGGTCGGCGCTACAGATGACCCCGCTGTCATGCGAATAAACGGCGCATATCCAAGATCGAAATTCGAGTGGGACTGTCAGCGCAAAGATTTTGGTTATGGCGAAAGGGAATACATGGAGGCAGAAAACGTTTATCCAATCGAGTGGCTCTGGCTGACTTTAATGAAAAAACGACATGGGGTGCAAAATGATGGGTGAGTTCTGGTTGATCAAAGACCCCATTGAAATCAAAGACCGCATCAAGGCGTTTCAAACCTTCCTCGAGAAGGAGTGGTGCTGGGATAAGCCAGTGTCGTGGCAGGTAAAGGAGTACAAGCCACGTCGCTCTATGAGTCAAAACGACTTATTCCATGTGTGGTGTCGTGACATGCTCAGGCACTTTAAAAAAAAAGGCGGTTTTACTGGCAACGAGGAAGACATCAAAATGATGGTGAAGTACAAATTCCTTGGAACAGAAGACCTCGAAATCTCCAATACGACCATCCCTGCGCAGGTTCGGCGCACTTCGACGCTAGACAGGGGAGAAATGCTATACTTC